TGCGTTTGCAGTATTAGCATCATTAATTGATCCACGAGTAGCTTTATCGTTTAAGTAACGGAAGTCAGACTTATAGAAGTCATAAGAACCTCTACGGAATCCAGAGAAACCTAAGTTCAACGCCATATCTTCATCGTTTTCAAAAACTCCGTAAGAAGTACCACCAGCTCCGTAAGAGTTCATAGAAGCTAACATATCATCAAATGCTAAAGATGTAGCACGATTAACGAATAACATGTTTTCTTCAATAGCTCCTTGAGAGTCAAACTCAGCTAAGATAGCATCAAATTCAGCTAAATCAGTAGCAGCGTTAACACCAGTAACACCAGTAGTAACGTTACCTCTAGATTCAATAGCAGCGAACATACCTTCAGTACCTACGTTTCCAGCACCAGCCGCAGAACCAGCAACAAGATTAGAACCATCAATTGTAGAAGCAGCTAAGTTTAACTCACTTTCTAACATAGACATTTCTAAGTAATCGTTGAAACGAGCTCTTGTGTCAGCTTCAGCTTTCAAGTACCATAAGTAACCAGATTGTCCAGCTTCACCAGAAACCTCTACCCAACCAATACGAGATGCATCAGATCCAGATACTTCGTAAAAATCTTTTAATATAATTGGTTTGTTAGTAAAAGTTGTAAATCTTGGCTCGTTAGCACCTCTAGTTTCAGTAGCAGTACCGTCACCAGCTGTTAAATAGCTCATACCTTTACCATACTCAGATCCATAAACTAAAACAGTAGTAGTTTGACTACCACCTGTAGTTGATAAACCAGCAGTGTTTAAAGAAGCATGAGAGTAAGGCTGTACGTCAATAATATCTGTAGCTACCGCCTCAACGATACATCTAACGACTCCTTCAGAGTTTGCTACTAAAACAGTATCATTAACACGAATAGGTAAAGAACCAGAAACAACAGCTTGTCCATCAATATCAACTTCAAGTTGAATTTGACCACCTGAAGCTGTACCACCAGCGTTTGATTCAACGTGTCCTTTAAATGAAAGGTGTAATCTACCTTGTTCAGACCATACAACTTGATCAGATGTCATAGCCTCTTCTGCGCCAACTTGAGAAAGGAAACCAGAAATTGTACGAGGTCCAAAAACCTCAGCTTCTTTTTCCATTAAGTCAGGCAGGTATTGTTGCGCCCAACCAGCGGTTGCTTGCGCAGTAAAATCGATGTAGTTTGAAGCTAGTGCTTGTTGCTGTGGGGCAGGTACACTATTCAAATTACCACCGGGATTTGAAATTGCCATTTTTAAATAGTTTTAAATGTTAAATAAATTATTTTCGTTTTTTAAATCCAAACTTAGAACCAGAATCACTTAACACTCTATACTTAACGCCACCTGCTTCAATCTCACCATGAGTTTGTCTAGGTGTCATATCTACGTTTTTAGATTTAGCAATACTATCTTTCATAGCATCAGCCTTACCTTGCTCGTAGAAATGTCTAGCTATAGCATCAGCATTGTTAGCTGTAAAAATAGACTTGTGATATTCTTTAGCGTCTGCAACTTTATTGTCGTCCGTCAAAAACTTTTTAACGAAGTTGTCAATACTGCTCTGCTCTTGTTTCACTGCATCTACATTTTTAACATTAAATCTATATTTTTTATCACCAACGTTATATTCAAAACCTTTGAACTTGCTGTTGAAAACTTTATCAGTTTCCTTGATAAAATAAGATTTAGCTGTTTTACTAGCTTTTTCTGTCTCTTCTGACTCTTTGTTGTATCTGTTGAAGAAATCAATAGCTTTCTGCTGCTCTGTAGTGAGCTTGCTTCCAGCTTTAATATCTTCATAATATTTAGACTTTTGCCTGTCTAAGTAGGCTTTAGCCTCGGCAACTTGCTCTTTTAAGGCTATTTTCTTTTTTCTAATATCTTTCTCATCATCAACTTCTTCATCATAAGAAAAAGTTTCATCCATTAAAAACGCTCTTTCTTCAGCATCAAGATGAGGTTTAGTTAGTTTATAATATTCTTGTAATACTGTTAAATTATCCATACCTGAATAATCTTGATTAAGCATTACATAATCTTCTAAGCTTCCACCAGTGTCTTCCATAAAGTCTACTAACTTTTGAATGTTCTCTGGTAAAGGCTTGCCAGTAGCTTCAGCTTCAGCAACAGCCTCTTCAACTTCTTCCGCAAGCTCTTCAACTTGCTCTTCAACTTCTTCAGTTACTTCCTCAACAACGGGTGCTTCTTCATCTTGAACCCGCTCTTCTTCTCCGGTAGGTTCTTTAACTTCTGCTTCGACGTTTTCTTCACGTACTTCTTCGCTAGTTTCGGATTCGTCGCGAACAGGTACCTCATCTGTGCTTTGCTCTGTAGTGGCATTTTCTTCTTCTTCTTTTTTTTCTTGTGGTGGTTTACTTAAATCTATTTTAATAACGCTGTCGTCTCCTTCAGACATAAATTTAGTTTCTTCCACTTGTTGAGTTTCCTCAACGTTCTCTAGTTCTTGTTCCATAATATATAATATAAAAAATTAGTGTTTATCTAGGTTCAAAGCTGCCTAAATTAAATCCACCTCCGAGTATATCATTACCGGCAGACTCAAACTTTTTAGGTGGCTTACCTGTTTTTCTTTGATCTATAAGCTCACTTTGTTGTGAAGCTTGTATTCTTGTTCTTTCGTCTTTACGATCTTCTTTTTCTTTTTCTTTTGATTTTTGACCTTCAACCTCTATGCCTTTTAACTGCATATTATATTGAAACTCTATAGCCATAAGCTGTTTTTTAAGCTCTGCTTCTGCTTGCATTTTTAACATATCAATTTGGCTTTGCGCTTGCGCTAGCTGAGCTTTTTGCTGTGTTATTGCTTGATTCTTTTGAACTTCAGCTTGAGCTGCTACTTGTTGAGCTTGAGCGTTAGCTTGCGATTGAGCTTGTATATTTTGCTGTTGCATCATTTGATCTCTTTCAGCTTTTTTCTTTCTTCTTATTTTAAGTAGTTGATTAGCTAGTTTTATATTTTTAATCATACGAAGCTCAATAGCATCTTCAAGATCTATAAGTCCACCTGATAGAGCCATTTGAATATTGTTTTCAAGCAATTGTTTTTCTTCTTCATCTGGTGCTAGCTCTAAAAATATACCAAAATCATATAGATGTAACTCTGACATTTCTTCTAATGTAGCAACATTATGCGCTCCTAAAGCTTGAACAAAAGCATCGGCTGTTGGAGAATATTCTAATATATCAGATATTCTAAGTGATAAGCACTCTGCTGTTTGTTGAGTTAAGTATAAACCAGCTTGTAGTATATGTCTTGTTGCTGTATTGCTGTTTGCTGCCGCTAGCTTTTGTACTCCAACTAAAGCGTTTTTATCTGGCATACTACCATCACGAGCTTCGTTAAGCCCGGTTACATCACGTATCATTTGTAGATAGTAGTTGTAGTTAGCTATTAAAGCTTGCATTTTATTTCCACCGCTACCAGATGTAATTTCTTGAATAGGTACTTTGCCTGGATTCATATCACCATCTTGTGTAAATGATCTACCAATAACACTACCTGTTTGGAAGAACATATTTAAAGCTTCTTGTGGATTATAGTTTGTTCCGTTACCAAGATCAACTTCAGCTAAACCATCAGCATCTAAGTAAACACCATCTGGTACCATCTTAGACATAACTTGTTGCAACTTTAAATGTGTAAGCTGTATCATATCTGCAAAACCAGTAATACGATTTACTAATGAATCTATTTTACCTTTGTAAATTCTAGGCGCTACAATAGCGTAGTTCATTTTAACTTTAGTATAATCACTTTTAGGTCGCATCATGTTTTTAGACATCTCCCACTTTAAAAGTCTATCAGTACCTAATATCATAGCACCTTCATATAGAGTTTCTATAGATCTTTGTAATCTAGCGTAATTACCTTCAGCATCTGCAGGTGGATTAAAAGTATCATCTTTTTCTATTACTTTTTCAGCTCCGCTACCAGTTTCTTTTAACTTATAAGTTTGATTCATATATGTTTTATAATTAAAATATAAAACTTGAACCATATTGTTGTCAGCGTCTTGATATGATGTAGTGTTTCTATAGCTATAGTAGTTTTTATAGTTTTTCTTTTGTATATCTTCTAAATCTTCTTCAGTTAAAAAAGGAAACTGTTTAGCTAGCTCATTAAATGGTATTTCTTTTACTTCACCTACATAATATATATCTTCAAAATATGGAGAGTCTGTATGAGAATAAACCATATTAGCAGGGTCAACGTAATCTATTGTTACTCCTTCAGATGTATTAAAAGAAGTTTTAACAGCACCAATACCTAAAACTGTTAGATCGTAATAAAACCTCTTTTTAATAAGCTCATAATTATTGCCTTCCATCAAGGTAGCTAAAGCTTGCTCTTGTGATATTTCTACAGCTTGCTTGTAGGTTAGCTGCATGTGAAGCTCTAGCTCTTCTTTCGACTCAGGTAGTTCGTCAGGATTGTTGTTGTACATGTCTACATTAAACGCTTCTGCTACATAATCGTTAAACTGAGTCATGCGCATATCGTCTAATATGTCGTTCATATATTTAGTTCTCTTTTCTACACCAAATGGATCTTGAGAGTAAGCTTTAATATCGTACATCCTTTCAGACATACCGTTAACAACAATATCTACAAATTTAGGAATTATAGGAACTGGAGTCCAGTCTAGATTTAAATAAGATAAATCACCGTTAATAGATAATTCATCTTTATATTTTTGTATCGATTGTTCGCCTCTAGCATATTGTCTTAACTTATGATAATCGTTTTTAACGACATTATACTTAGCGTTTCGTATATTTTTTTCATTATTAAACCACTCTGCTTCTATAGCTTTTGCTACTTTCAAACCATAGTCGTAGCTTACCTTTTCAATGTCACTAACCGCTTGGCTAGGAAAATAACTTTTTACAACAGACTCTGCCATATTTATTGTTTAATTATTTTAGACATAGCTCCTTGATTACTATATCTAGCTATATTTATATTCAGTTTGGTTCTTTGCTTTTCAGCCGTTGGTCTATATAAGTGTCTATTACAAGCCATTATAGCTAAACCACTACTTATAGAAGCATCAAACTTTGTTCTCTTATTAATGTCAAACTTAGACCAATCAATAAGAGTATCGTTAAAATAGATATTACCGTATTCACCTGTTTGTTTAACACCAACGTAATCATTTATATACATCTCAATAGCAGCAGCGTGGGCTTGTTTTATATCTTCACTCGAGTTTGGGATACCTCCCACTTCACGTTCTGCTACTGATAACTTGTTCCAAAGTTTATCTGGTCTATTCATACTAAAGGCTCTGTAACCTCTGCGTTTAAAATAGTATAATAATCTTGGTTTATTATTCTCTGCTAGTATTGGCATACCGTAAAATACGCAAGCCATAAGTACGTCTTCAAAAAACATTTCTGCAGTTTGTGGTCTTGCGAGGTATTCTAGAAAAAAGTGGTTTGGTGGAGCATCTTCCATACTAAATTTAGTTAGTCCGTGCAAAGCTCCTTTAGAACCTTTACCATCGACAGTTCCTGATATATCGTAACTATCACAGCCAAAAGCTCCTACGTGTTCATTACCTGGATACTTAACACCATTTTTTAAAACAACTCTATTTTGCATAGTTGTTGGTGGTACCCAACTAATATTAAACCTACCGTTTGGATCTGCCATAAAAACTACTTGAGTATCTTTTACGCCGTTAACCCATTGAAAGTTTCCTGAAGTAACTGCAGAGCTACTTCTAATACCTTCGTTGTAATCTATTTGTTCGTATATTTTAACTAAGTTAAATATACTATTTTTTGTTTC